GTAGTTGTGCTGATTTTTGGTTGCGTATTCGGTTCATACGCCTTGAAACATCAAACCTTTTTGCTTTTTTGCTAATAACATGATTGCAAGCTTTTTGAACAACATCTTCGGATTACCTCCGGTTGCTCGCGATGAAGACCCTAAAAGTCCTACATATGGGCACGCAATAGTTGAAAAGGATTCGTCCAGTACTATTTCGTTTGGTCTAACCGCGCCGGCCGCTGCATCCCCAAATATTGGTTTTAAGATCCAACCTGCTGAGCCATTGCCGTCCCTTGATGAACTCAAAGCGGCTTTGGAACCACCCTCCGTTAAGGAGGCTGCTCTTTCCACTGCCCGTCTCACTACGTGGTATTTCACTAGTAGATGGTCTCCCTACAACTGGCCTAAGTCGTTTGTTGCCTTGATTGTGGCTATCATTATTTTGATAGTTGCTCTTATCTTAACTCTCGTCATTCGCTTTTTTCCCAACTTGGCCTTACGTATTAAACGTGATCCCAAGCTTCCCATTAAAGAAGGCCTTAGCAAAGCCTCCTTGAAGTTTAGATTTTGGTTTAATGCTCTTCAATGTGCTGTTCTCAGTTTTTGCACTCTCACCAGTGCCTTCCACATGTTGAAGGAGTTTTCCGGTCTCTTCACTCTCGTGCGCTCGTTTGTCAATTTTGATGACACTATCGATCGTATGGCTTCCCAAGACGTTAAGGGTAAGTCCAAAACGTCCGCAAAACCTACCTTCCAACGTGGTGGTATAGGTTCCGGCGATGAACCTCGTACAGCTGAACAAATTTTAGCCGACGAGGCCGCTGAAGCTGCTACCCTTGAAAGCCAATTTGAAAATCTTGATGAAAAATTTTCGAGGCTGAAGGATCTTGATTCAACTGTTGACGCTTTAAACGCCCCTACCTGGGCCCTCAAGCTCAATAATTTCCTCGAATCTTTTTCACCTTCGAAAATCTTTTCTTATGTCATCAGTCCTACCGTTTGGATACTCGTTTTGACGGCCTTATTAGCCGCTTACGCAGTTCGCAAACGCTACAACGCAACAGCTAGTCTTCGCCGTAAGGCTTTCGCTGAGAAATATCCCAAGTTAATTTGGGCTCTTCTCACTGAAAGTGAACGCGACGAGATCAGAAAATCAACTGATAAGGGAACCGCGGTGATTGCTGCTGCCCTTACTCGTTCCCAGTTGTCTGATTGCGGTTCTAATACTGCTTGCGCCCTTAACGGCGCGCCTAAATTCAAACTCCCCAAAGAAATTTGGGAACAGCTTGATTCCCATGAACGCGACGAGCTTCGGTCCATTGCTAAGCATGATGACCCTCTTTCTCAACAGCTTGCGCATTCCCTCGCCGCCTCTCTTATTCATGTAAAAATCAATCGCAAAAAACTCGGGATTGTTGACCCTAAGCTCACTCTTGTTCCTGAAGCAAAGAAAACTTCAAAAAAAAATCAGAAGATGATGAGTGATGCTGAATATAAGACTGGCGTTGGCGAGCGCGTTGCTGATGGTCCTGAATGGACTAAGAAGCATCACGATCGCGACCCTCACATTTCTGGTGACGATGGTGTCGATGGCTATGTCCTCGATGCCTCCACGCAGAAGAAAAATAAAAAATCCAAAAAAGAGAAGAAAGTGAGCTTCGTTAAAATTGAAAGTAGCGACTTACCTACATTCAATGCTGTCCCACAGGATATTCAGAAACAGTTTCAGTCCATTCAAAACAAGCTCTCCAAAGCGTTGCCCAACAGGCACAAGCGTTCTTCCACTTCTACTGATTTCGCTACGTATGTCAAAACAACTCTTAGTTGCCAACCATCTGATTGGACCCTTTTGACACGCGATCTTCAGAAAGAAATTATGAATTTCCAGCGAACTCTTGCTGCCTCCCCTAGCGATTCCCCTATCAAGCTAATCGTTGAAGGCAAACAAATACAACCCAAAACTATTTTGCAAAATTGTGTTGGTGAGATACTCCATAAAGGAATCGCCATTGGGAAGTTCGTTCGTTCTGGTCCCTATTTCCATACCTCCCGTCACCTCGTGTGCGATGACGATTCCGTCCTGGCCCGATCCGATATTATGTTTTCTTATCGAGGCGTTGCCTGGAGTGCCGACCCAAGTCGGTGGAGTCTTTCTACGGTTTGCGATCGTGCTACTTATATGTACAGCACTGATGCTAACTTTGTACCTAATTATCCTCCAGCCGTTCCCATGCGCAAACCAACTACCGATGATGTCGGAAAAAATGTTATCGTGCAAGGAACTGGAATTGGAGCTTTCTCTCAAGGAGCTTTGATCTCAATTAATAAGGATCATACTGTCTCTTACCGAGCCACAACTATTCCTGGTGACTGTGGGTCCCCAGTTTGGTTGGATAATAACGTTATCGCCTTGCATAACTACGGCGGTGACGAAGCCGACGGTCGCCCTAACATGGGCGTCGTTGCGCTTTTAAACTAAATTTGGCCTGGGGCGACTCCCCCGTGAGTATGAAGTTCTTTGACTCTCTCATATCTCATAACAAGGCCTTTAAAAGTCAATTTCGGAATCTTGAGTTTATTGGTACTGTCCCTCGACATAACGCCCCTTATAAACAGGATTACTTTGTAGATACAGACTTTATCTCTTATTCCGACAAGAATTGTATATTATTACCTTCACTACATGCTCCCGCTCCAAAAACAATGTCCACTGAAGTTTTGGCTCTTCAACGTATGGATCGAGATCTACCTCCTAGTCCTGATTCACGTTTGATGGCTATTTCGGAGCATTGGGCGTCTGAGCATTTTAAACAGGATTTTCGCGAGAAACCATTTCTTATCATGGATTGCGATTCCGCTATCAACTATATACTTTCTGGTGATTCTAAGGACGGTAGTCCCGGATTCCCTTGGAACACTAATTTTCATCCTATAACCCAGCGCGTTAATTCCAAAGGCAACCTGCTTCCTTACTTAACTAAGAAGGAATGCTACGAATGTCCCCATTGGAAGCGTTGGTTTATCGACCACTATTACTCCTCCCTCGCCACCGCGAGTCCTTATAGTTCCATGTTCTCTCTTTCGTTGAAGAGTCAAATAGTTACTAAGGTTAAAGTTGAGGAGAACAATAATCGCATATTTTGCGTCGCTCCTGCTGAACACATGTTGGCTATGGTCATGATTACGGGTTTATTTTATGACCGTATTATGGCTGGTTCAACCTGGTGCTCCGCTGGACGTTCTGTCCACTATGGTGGCGCCCATCTATCAGTTGCGCCTTACATTAAAGGTCATTACTGGGCCGGCTACGATTTTAAGAACTACGACTTGTCTTTATCTAGCAG